ATGGCAAAGACATTCGTTAATTACCTGAGTTTTTTGCAAAAACATTGAATGACGTTATGGGACGACGACCAAACACCGCAATTCTCGCTCAAGCCGCCGCCACTGGCGTAGGTTTGCGCCAAGCTCGGCGCCAGCTTGAGAAAGGGCAGGCGGTTGCGGCAGCAAAACCCATGAAGCCCATCGCTGGGATAGGATTAGACGGCGAGATCGATCGACTTGAATCGCTGGCCGCTACCTTGGGAGAGGCAGCCAAGGAAGCGAGTGGGCCGGAGCGGTCGTCATTGATCGGCGATTACACCCGCGTTGTAGAGGCACTGAGAAAAATGAAGGGTGATCGGCCCGACATTAACGAGGCGGAGGGCAAGATGGTGCCGATTGATGAGGCAGACAAGATACTGGCACGCCGGACTAACGCGCTAATCCCGCTACTGCTTGGCATGCCAAAACGCTTGGCGCCTATCTGCGCTCACCGTCCAGCCGCTGAGATCCAGAAAGAAGTTGAGAACGAGGTGGGGCAGGTAATGCGACAAGTACAGGCCGCGCTGTGAAGGCGGCTGAACAGCTATTAAAACGCGAGCGCGACCGCTGGAACTTTGAGCCACCGCCGTCCGTCATCGAGTGGGCCGAAAAGAACATCCAGCTAGATAGCAGGATCACGGCTCGCCCAGGTCTTTACTCAACCAAGTACACGCCTTATGTGGCGGGCGTGCTGGAAGCTCTAGCGGATCCGGGCGTCCACACCGTCAGTCTTTGCTGGGGATCCCAGACAGGCAAGACGCTGACGCTGGCCATCTGGCTGGCGTACAGAATTGCAAACGATCCAGCGCCGGCACTGCTCGTAATGCCTAATGCGGATCTGGCAAGGAGCTACAGCGAAACGCGACTGACTCCGATCTTTGAGAAGTGCAAGCCGGTGCGGGCACTGTTCCCATACGACAGCGACGATTTCAAAATCCTTGAGATGCAGTTTACCAGCATGACCCTTAGCCTAGTGGGATCAAACAGCCCGGCGAACATCAGCTCACGCCCGATTTGCATTGCGGTACTGGACGAGCTGGACAAGTTTGCGCCACCGACCGAACGCGAGGCGGCCGCCTACAATCTGGCGCTAGAGCGGACAAAGGCTTTTCCCAACCGTAAGCACGTACTGACCAGCACCCCAACGTTAAGCACTGGCGATATATGGCAGAACTATCAGGCGGGAACGCAGGAAACTTTCCACGTGCCTTGCCATGCCTGCGGTGAAATGCAGGCGATGGAGTTCGGGCAAGTGCGGTGGTCGGATAGCGCACGCAATCCTGACGGCAAGTGGGACTTACAGAAAGTAGGGGAGACGGCCGCTTACCATTGCACGAAATGCAACGAGCCGTGGACTGAAGGCCACAGGCGGTCAGCCGTTGAGCAAGGCAAATGGGTGGCGGCAAATCCAAACGCAGAGCGTGGAAGGCGCAGCATGCGACTGCCTAGCTGGTACTCGCCCACCGTCACCTTTGCCGACTGCGCCAAACAATTCCTAACTCAAAAGCATTATCTGCACGGGTTGCAAGGATTCGTCAACGGATGGAGTGCGATGCCGTGGGAAGATCAGTTTGATGACGATAAAACCGTAGACATTCCAGCAGGTACGTTTGCGAAAAAGCAGGATTGGGAAACGCAACATATCAAACTGGCGGCCATAGATAGACAGATCGACGAGTATTGGTTTGTGGTAAGGGCGTTCGCTAGGGATGGAACAAGCAGGCTAATCGACGAAGGCCGGGCGAGGACGATTGAGGACGTGGCGCAACACTTACACACGTTAGGCGTTCAACCAAAGCACACGGCAATGGATAGCGGATATGAGACTCAAGACTCCTACCGAATCTGTGCTCGCTACAAGTGGACTGCATTAAAAGGAGAAGAGCGTCCTGCCTACTGGATTGAAACGCCACGCGGCCGGATGAAGTCAGTACACTCGGCCGAGCAACCCACTGACGCGGGCTGCATGCTTCTGCTTCTTAGTTCGCCAGCCTGTCAGGACTTGCTGGCATGGTTGCGACGAGGGCAGGGGCCACGCTGGGAAATTGCACATGACGTAAGCCCGGACTATCGAGAGCACATGAGCAGCCACAAAAAGGTGCATCGGATTAATCGCAAGACAGGGCGCGATCACTACGAATGGATACGAATTAAAAGCAGGCAGGATCATTTATACGATTGCGAAACTTATCTGGCTGGCTTTGCTGTGTACGGAAAGGTGATTAGACCTACCGCTTCACTCGACGAGGAATCGTTGACACCCGTGGCGACGTGATGGCTATTTCCCGCAGACTCACGCGGGCAGTTGCGACGAACTACCTGGCACAAGCCTCCGGGGTTACCGCAAGCGCCCTAGTTCAACTCGCTACTGACCGCAACGCGGCAATGACGGGCGCAGCATCAGGCCGTGCTCTGGTCGGATCTTCAGCGGGTGGACAGTCGGCCAGCTTCCAGATTGATCTAAAACCTACTGAACGAGTTGAGTTATTTCAGGCCGCCATCGATTACCTAAACGGAGTACAGGTCACACGCACCAGCGCCTCATTCTCTTACATTCTGGATAGCTGATTATGGCGCAAAAACTTTCACTCGTGGCTCGGATGGGCGCAGGCATCAAAGCGTTTGGCGCCGGTTTTGGCGCCGGCATCAGCACATTCCAGCCATACGAAGGAGCAGGTTTTTCGCGCAAGCGGCCCGTTATTTATGGGGCACATGCCAGAGATTCACGGCTGGATCTAAACGAAGCCACGCGGGTAGAGCTGCTGAAGCTCGCCCGGCACATGTACCGCAACGTGGGGCTGATCAAAGGCGCGGTGGATTCAATCGCCACCTATTCGATCGGCCCGGGACTCCGGCCGCAGTATCGCGGAGCAGACCAAGACTTTGGAAGGCTGTGCGAGGAATACTGGCGCGACGTGGTAGTACCATCGCCAGAAGTTACGGGCCGGATGACCTGGACAGACATGCTGTTGGCGCTCTCTCGATCGATCGACGTGGACGGAGACGTGTTCGTCATTATGACGGAAAAGGGAAAGCTACAAATTGTGGAAGGCCACCGCGTTTGCGAAGGTGACGATTACGGAACATCGGATGGCGTGTTCCTCGGTAAGCTCGGCGAACCTACGGGATACCTGGTTCAAACTGGTGAGCTGTACCGCAAGCTGGATGCAGATACCGTCATTCATTTAATGGAGCTGGAACGGCCCGATCAGATTCGTGGCGGATCTTCACTGGCTCGCGCACTTAATCACGTCCGCGATTTAAAGATGCTTGGCGAGTTTGAGAAAGATGCGCTGAAACTACAGGGCAGTATTGCCGCCGTCATTACCACCGACCAAGGCGACGAGCTGGCTGGGCAGGGCGGATTCTTTGGAACAGTGCAAGCGCAGGATAGCGGAGAAAGCACCATCGCCCGCGAGGAGATCACAAGCTCGGCCACGATCCCACGCCTTTCACCTGGCGAAAAGATTGAGATGATTGGGCCAAATCGACCGCACGCTGGATTTGAGCCGTTTGCCAAGTTTCTGATTCGTGACGTTGCCATGGGCCTTGGTCTGCCGGTGGAATTTGTTTACGATCCGGCAAGCGTTGGCGGTGCAGGGATGCGGTTTATTGTTGCTAAGGCACAGCGCAGATTTGAGCAACGGCAACGTCTACTCATTGACAGATTCTGCAATCGTGCATGGCGCTACTTCATCGGCGGTGCGATTGCAAATGGGGATCTACCGGCCGTGGAGGACTACGCAAAGGTTACGTGGCAGACCCCGAAATCGCTGACCGTGGACGCAGGGCGTGAAGCAATGCAGGCTCGCGAGGATTACAAGGCGGGTCTATCCAGCTTGCAGGATTACTTTGGCGAACTCGGTCAAGATTGGGAAGAGCAAGTCAGGCAGATTGCAAAAGAGCGTGAATTTATTGCATCAATCGGAACCGTCACACCACAAACCGACGTGGCGGCTCCGATTGAAGTAGTCAAAGAAGCACCGGCAATCGACGAACCTACGCCAGTTAATCCTGAGAAAGATCCGAACGCAGGGCCAGACGCAGAGCTGGCGGCAAAGCCTGAAGAAAATATCAAGTCAGAATCCTTCATTATGAAGGACGATCCAGACTTTAACCTTTCCTCTAAAGAGCTGGACATGGTTGCCAAGGCCGTCGGATTAAAAGATAAAAAACCCAAGACTAATCGTAAAAAGTAGTTGTACGCACACGAGCCGCCCATACGATTAGAGTGTGGACGGTAATTCATCGGATACCATTTACTATGATGACGGCACGATCAGCGTAGTCGGCAAAGTTGTCTCAGTGGGCGCCCCCTATAATCAAACTTATAATCTTAGATCCATTATTGGCACAAGCTACGGCAAGGATAAGAGTGGGCAGCTTGCTTGTTTAATGTGGATCATTCTTTCAGTGTTTGGGTTATTATTTGGAATATCTTGCATGTCTACAAATAGCCCGATTCTTGGCGGGACTATTTTTTTGGGTTCTGCCGCAATCTTGTGGAAAACACTGCAAAAATACGAACGACCATATGTTGAGCTGAAGTTTGGCGGTCTAAACAATCAGATGCTATACATGAAAAAACTTGAAGAAGCCGAGGCGCTGGCAACGGCCATCAACATGGCAATCCAAGACATGCACACGCCTCCCGAACCTGGTCAACCCGTCCAATCCGCACCCATCTTTCCAAGTCCCGTTTTTAGCCGGAACTGATTTGACACCTGTTGGCCAGCATGGCCAACAAACTTTCTAACGTATCCATCTTAACAGTAGGCGAGGCCAAGGGGCATAACCTGCTGATTGATCAAACTTCACTGGAACAAGCGCTGGCCGTGGCGCTGACCATGAAGCGCATTAAAGTGACTATGGGACACGGTGCGGAAGTCTCTGGAATTTTGGGTTATATCGACGGATTTAAGATTGAAGGCGATCGCCTGATGGGTGATTTAACATTGTTTAACACCAACGAGGCGCAGTTTGTTCAACACCTAGCCAACGTATTGCCTGAAGGATTCGGGCTGTCTCTTACCTTTAGCGGAGTTCCCGAACAAATAGCAGGCGATCGTTTCGCCAGGGTAACCGAGATTTACGATATTTCCGTAGTTAGCACCCCGGCCGCCAATCCCGCAGGCATGTTTTCTGCATTCACAGCAGTTGACATGAAAAAACTTCAAATGATCGAAGCACCTGTCGAAGTCAAAAAAGAGCTGAGCGAGCTCGCCGTTGTGGCGGCTCCTGCACCCGAGGCTCCTGCCGTTGCAACTCCCGCAGTTGTCGAAGCGCCCAAAGCCGAACTGGCTGAATTGCCTGCCGATAAGCCTGTGGAAAAAATGGCTGAGCCTACTTTGACCGACATCGCTGGGATGCTTGCAGAACTGCTCGCTCTGATGAAAGCGGACGCAACTCAGGACGTGACCGAAGCTCCTGAAATGCCCGCTGAAGATATGGCGAAAAAAGAGATGAGCGCAAAGACTGAAGAAAAGGCCGACGAAAAGGCCGTGACCAC